ACTCCCCAGCCTCCCCACTAATGCCAACTGCCATGTGCATCATGGAGGCTTGCAATGGTGTTAATTGAACTAGGATATCGTGACCCGATTTCACGATGGATTGAACGAATTGTTCGTATGGTGTGCTATTCATTGTGTGTATGTATTGAAGTATGCCAAACCGAAACACCCTGCCTCGGCTAGGTGAACCAACTTTCCTTCATTCCCTATCGCATCGTCAAGAAGTTTTTTTGTGATTTCTTGGGGGTGTCCTTCATGGGCTGGAATGTCTACCCATTCAAAGATTCTCAACGTCCTTGCGGCTCTTAGTCCATTGGCAATAATCTTTGCAGGGTCATCCGTATGCTGGAGGCAATTATATATCCAGCATTCATCGAATCCATCACGGGTCAAATCTTCTCCTCTAATCACCGAATAATTGATGCCCTTTGCATCATACCTTGCATATGTCCACGCTGGGTAAAATAACGGATCAACCACCAAAGCTTTGCCGAGGTTCTTTGTCTTTAATAGCATCGAGGTTGGGCCTCCTCCTATGTCAACGATAGATCGCCCATGAACGTCAAAAGAATATCCTACCCTGTCCAATCCCATGTATAATCCGTAAATATAATGCTTCTGGTCTTCATCGAACGTATTCGTGCAGTCGCCCCAGTATTCACTCTCAAAAGTGTATTCACTCATTTGCTTTGTCTTTCATCACGTCCATAATTGCTTTCAATAGCTTGACTTCTTCTTGTAGGCTAATAACGGAATCCATCAAATCGTTTCTATGGCAAGTCACCGAACGTAGTTTTTCTCTAGTGTCTTTCAACTCCTCACTTAATTCAACCCATGCTTCATTATCGCCCTTTATTGTTTCATTCGCCTTCTCTACGTCTTGCGTGGCTTGAATGAATTTACATAGCAAAGATTCACCAGATGGGGAGTATTTCATCGCCTTCTCTAGTTTTCCGCATCGTTCTTTTACCTCTGCTAGTTCCTCTTTTAGCCTCTTTGAATCCAGCATCAATCCTGTGTATTCTTTGTATGCTTGGAATGTGGTCGCATCTTTGTATGCGGCTTTAAATAGAATGATTCCATATCGTTTGATGCTTTCCATTGCGTAGGAATCCAGATTGTCGATGCATCCGTGGGCAGATAGTCCGCTCTCATAGAACGCCGATTCTTCTATGTCTGTCAATCCTTGGGGTGCGTCTTGGTCTTCGTCTTGGTCTTTGTCGTCTTGGTGGTTCATTGTGCGGGATAATGTCGTCTTTGCTAGTCAATCTTGTGACAAAAAGTGGGGGGTATTTGTCACGATATTTTCTAGTCAATCGCTGGAAAGTAACGTGTCATAGCGTCAATGCCGTTGCCGTCTGCATACCATCCAGCACCATTGTAAACGTCCAGAACATCGTTGAAATATTTCTCATACATTGGCGCAACCCTATCCAACGTAAAATTCAATCCGAATGCTTGGCAATTTTCGGGGCGTATGCGGTCAATGGCGTGGATTGCATCAACAAAGTCTCCCATCGTTCGGCATCGGTAGCCTGTCACCCCGTGGAGGTTATTCTCTGCAAAGCTTCCCCAATCTGTCGTTATCGTTGGAGTTCCGCTTAATAGGTTTTCAATCTGTACGCCTCCGAACGGCTCAACGTATTGCGAGGGCAGGAATGATGCCTTGGCGTTTGCCATTAGCTTTCTGCGTGTCTCTGTGTTGGCGTATCCTACATATTCAACGTGGGGCGGTAGTTTGTATCCTTCTTCCTTCTGTCCAGCGATTACGAGCTTCACTCCTGCCCTTTCTGTGGCTTGGATTGCTACGTCCACGCCTTTGCCGGAGTAAACCCTGCCGAGATAGAGAAAGTAATCCTGTTTATCGGCTTGGAAGGTAAAATCAGCGGGGTCGAAGTAATTCGGGATTACAATCTCGTAATTGTCTTGGCGGCAATTTCCGACAGCTTGCATGCCACAATATGCGTGATAAATGGCATAGCTCTCGAATATCTTCCAACGTGCCCAATGTCCTCCTGCGTATCCAATCCCGGGTTCCACGCAAATCAAATCTGGATGAGCGTCACAGATCGGCCTCACTCCACTACCCCAAAAAGGCAAAATAAAATCGTTTTTCTGTTTGCGTTTGCCAACCTCTCGGATCGCGTTTGCGTAGAATGTTTGATAGGCGTGGTCGCCGGTATCAAATTTAAAGAACGTTTTACGCCAATCGTGCGACCCATAGCTTTTGGCGAAGTCGTCATTTGTTAAAACGGAAACGTGTTCTGTGCATTGGAGGTCGGAATCCTCGTGGCCATAGTGGATCACCTCATGCCCTCGGTCTGTCATCATCTTGCCAAATTTGAGGGCCTTTGCCGTGTATGCACAAGCGTTAAAATCCTTCGAGGTGACGGTGTGCGGTAGTCCTAAAATGTGGAATCTCATGTTTATTTATATGCGTATTTATTATGTATTAACCGCGGGCGGCATTATCTGCCTAGTCTCTGTCAATCTCAATCGGCTCAATATCGGCAATATCTGCCTCGGCAATATCTGCCTGTGACCCTACCCTGTCTTGTATTGCTACGCTATCGGGTGATTCCAACTCGAGGATATCCACAGGCGCATCTCTGTGCGGGATCGTGAAACTAAGTCGGATGTTATTACTCTGGTTCGATTCAACCTCAATCTTGTCTCCGTATTTCTTGGGCGCAATCTTTGATGCCGCCCATTTTAGCGCATCCATGCGCAATCTGCCAATGCTTGCGTCATGTGCTCCGAAAGCTTCATCAATTATCATTTCGGCGTAATGGTCGGCCTGTTGGCTCCGTGCGCGAGCGTATTGTTCAGCAAACTCTGGATATTTCTCCAGCCAATCGTAAATGGTCGTGGCTGTTGGGAATCTATCCGTGGCGCATAAAGACCTTAACGTGTTACCTGTTGCAAGTAATTTGCAGAAATCTGTGACCAGATCGTGGCTGTATGTCGAGGGTCTTCCACCCTTGTTCTTTGTGATCTCATCACTCATGTTAAAACCTCATGTGTGATTTGTCTTGACACTAAAAAAAATGGGTGTTTAAAATCTGCTTCGCGGTAACCATTTGTTGCAACTCTCGTCGCTGGTCTTCCTCTCGTCCTTCCCGCTTGTTCGTCGCTTTTCTCTCTCATATGTATTAATTCCGATTTCATCCAATCGTCATTGGATTTTATCTTGCGTCAAAACGTTTTTTCATTCGATGGCGTAAATTGATCAATCTTGATGCGTTCTTTCAATGAATTGAAATCACTTGTCACCCGTAGAACGAGGATTGATGCGGGTTTGCGGCTGTCAATCTTTTTCTTTTTTATTTTTTAATGCGTGAAAAATATTTGCGCCTGTGTTTATGCGGCTCTGCGGTCGTCGATATCGTTTGCGCTAGTGTTTATGGGCCTGTGCGAGCGTGAAAATAATTAAAAAAATATCTTGGTGCTGAGCGTTGGCGTGTTAATGTTTTAACAGATGAGTGAAACAACTCTCTCGTCAAAACAAATCACAATGAACACCATGACCAAATCAGACTTAATAAAATCAGCAAAATCCTATGGATACTCTGTGAAAATCACAGGCGGCGAAATTGAAGCTTATCCAAAAAACATGAGGGGCGAAGCTTCATTTTTTGAATCCGACGACATGGGCGGCAGGCTTTCAATCCTTGCCACTATTAAAGCTGATTTTTCATCCCGCTTTGCAAACAAGCTTTCACAGGTCTTTTTGTCACATTACACTAGAGAATCTCTTCAAAAATGGCATGACCATCACAAAGCTGAATGGCTTGAAAATCTGCAGACGGCATGGATGTATGGGCGATACGATGGCTTTTCTAATTCCAATGTTTCGAGTGATCTTCAGATGTTGCGAAATATAGGCGGTCACAATTTAATTAAGTTTTTGACAGCATAACAACCCAACCCAACCCAACCCAATAAATAAATAAACACATACCTTATGAAAATCACAAAAAACGAGCTTATCGGACGAATGGAATACCTTTTCAATGTTACCGGCATCCGATTTCAACTTTCCAGCCAATGCGCAGGAAATGGTCGTGGATATTCTATCATGCTGGATGGATCCCATGTCATGACACATGGACACGTCACAGCGAGAGAATTAGATTTGGCAATCACGGCATTTTCTAAGGGTTTTTACTTCAAAGAAAAAACGACCCTTTCGGATGCAAACAGCAACTCGAAAACAATCGGGCGGCAACTACCATCCCTCCCATCTTGGGACTCATGCTTTTCATTCAATAAATAGAATCCCAAAAAATGAACCGGAAAGATTTGTTTAAAATGAGCGATGCTCATGGCTTTATAAGAAAATCTAAAAACCTACGTCCGAAGCTTAGGATTTTTAAAGATGGCACAATAATAAGGGCAGATATTAATTTGGAATTATGCAAAAAAATGACAATCAAAGAGGCGATCAAGCTTTTAAAATGAACATCTCACAATTAATTAAGACGCTAGAAGATAAGGCAAAAAACGGGAGCTGGATTCCCGCTTGTGGCGGGACAGAGAAACCCTTCAAATCCAGATCGGGGAAAATCCTCCTGTATTGCTGGCAACAAGCGACAGGAAGCCATGCCTATTTGGATTGTGGCACAGATTTGATCTTGTCACAAGAGGAAGCGGAAAACGCACTAGCATTATTTTAAAATGAACATCCACTTATCGAAAATCAGCGGCAATGTTAAAACCGGCCCCATACCAGTCACAACAAGCTCACAGGAAACCTGCCCAGATGCCTGCCCATTAAAGGCGGGGGGATGCTACGCCAAGGGGGGGCCACTTGCCATGCATTGGGCAAAGGTCACAAAAAAACTGCGTGGCGATACGTTGCAAATCCTAGCAAAGCAAATCAAAGGGTTCCCACGTGGCCAAGTGTGGCGACATAATCAAGCGGGTGATCTCGCTGGTATCGGTGATCACATTGATTCTGACGCATTGAAAACCATAGTGGATGCGAACAAGGGCAGAAGGGGCTTTACTTACACTCATAAACCATGCGAAGAAAATGAGAATAATCGAGATGCTGTCATGGAAGCAAACAAAGGAGGGTTCACCATTAACTTAAGCGGGAACAGCCTAAGCCATGCCGATAAGCTAGCGGATTTAAATATCGGCCCTGTGGTTAGTGTTGTTCCATTCGGCACACCTAACACATTTTACACACCAGCGGGACGCAAGGGCATTGTTTGTCCTGCACAGCAACGTGATGACATAACGTGTGCTAATTGCCAATTATGTTCAAGGGTCAATCGCTCTGTCATAATTGGATTTCTTCCGCATGGCGCATCAAAAGCCAAGGCTAACGCAATCTCGAACCAATAAACATGAAAACATTAGATCAACTCTCAGCCCCACTAATCACACTCATTTTCACCATTGCCATGCTGTCACTTTTTAGCGCATTGGCTCAATACATCGAAAGGAACGGACTATGAAAGCAAACCACACTAAAGCACCTTGGATCGTTAAAATTGACGAGGACAGGAACGACTCAAGCTTCACCACTATCAAGGTGGTAGACGGATCAAGTGAAAGCCTAAGCCATCCACAAGGCGCATTGACCCTTGCCAATGTTCAAACCTTCGCTCCTCACATAAAGGAAGGCATTGCCAATGCCCATTTGATCGCATCCGCTCCCGATTTGCTGGACGCATTAAAGGCATTGATGGTCACCGAGGATATGCTTCGCAACCCGAAGTGTCAAGTTATGCAATTGGCAAGGCTTGCAATTGCCAAGGCGGAGGGTAAAGCATGAAAACAATAAACCCACAAGAACAAAGCGAAATTGAGAATCTTACATACCTAACTCCACCAGAAGACCAAGGGAATCCGCATTGCGGAGGACAGGCAATATGGGGAGAATTTGCAGTTATTCGCAGATGGGATTGGGATGATAATTGCGGAAAACTAAGCAATACTCGCCACAAATACGAGGTGTACGAGTGGGAAGGCGAAGACGAAGACCCTGCATTTAGCAGACTAACACTAGGCAACATCATTGCGAAATTTATCGTTCCTACAGCATGAAATTACCACCATCACACCAAGACAACCCAAGGCATTCAGAATGGCTTGCAAGGGTCATTCAGCTCGAAAGCGAAGGATTAGATAGAAGTGATGCCCAAGGCATTGCAGACATGGAAGCCGAACAAACTAAACAGATAATCACCGAAGCATTACTAGACATAATGCGAAACTACAGCAACGCCAACAAAAATAGAAAATAAATATGACCAAAGAAAATGCAGTTTTAGAATTAGTGAAGCTACTATCTGAAGCAATCGACATGATACGAAACGATGGGCGCGATAATAATGCCGATTATATCGACAAGCAAATGCAAACCATCCTAGATAAAATCAAAAAATAGAATAATATGAGAAAATTAGTAATCGAGCATAATATTTTAACTTCAAGCGAAGAAAAGTTGCCTACAATTATTTTAGATGGCTCGCTATGGGGCGCAGACTTTGAAAACCTAGCATCTGAAGGCATTGATGACCCTATAACATATGAGCACAATGATGGATTTAATAAGTTTACCCATCAGAAGGTAACCTATTCTCAGACATTCATTAGAACAGAAAAAACAGATGATCAACTACTTGAAGAATATAAATAATGAAAACTAAAGAAATTAATGTGAAGACACTTGATACCCATTGGGATTGCGAGTGCAATGAGCAATATATACATTCTAAGGCAGACCGAATGACTTGCCCAGTATGCGGAACTGACGAGGCAAATAGCCCAGATTCTCGCATCAATGAAATGACAGAGTGCAATATTTTCAAAACCAATAACCGCAAACAAGATATGAAAGAAGCAATCAAGAAAAAAATCGTCAACAAACTAGGTATCAGCAAGGAATGGGCAAAGGATCATCTGATCGTAATGTAATAACAATAAAAAAATAAATATGAAAATAGCAAACACTATTAACTACACTACAGGCAAATACGAAAATCAAACTATGTTAATTCGACCATACAAGCTAACGCATGAGGGCGCAAGGCGCATCCTGCAATCTATAGTTGAGTATCGGTTTAAAGATTGGATTGTGAAACAGGGGGAGGGGTGGTGGAGGGAGAAATGTAATGTAAAGGTATGCGTGACAAGAGTAAGCACAATGATTGTTACTAAATGATAACACTATGAAAACTAAAGAAATGAAACTAATAAAAATACAAAACAGAAGCTTAACATTTGATGGGCCAACAGGCATAGCAAAGGACTTTGTTGATGATATCCGAGATGTTTACAATGTAGCGGGACATGATATGCCGAAACTACTTAACGACTTCATATTTGGAATAGAGGTTGCTTTGCAAGAAGCGGGAATCCTAGATGAAGACTTCAACGAAATAGTAACAGAATAATACCATGAGCAATATAAAAGACATAATCAAAGCAAGGCAGGATTTGGAAACAGCAAAGCAAAACGCTAAGAAGGCAGAGGAGACGGCAAAAATGGAAGCACAAGAAAATGCAATGAAACCCTTCCTTGACGTTTATAACGAGCTGAAGGATTTACCCTTGAGGTCAGTAAGCGGGTATAGTATAAAAAAAGAGAAACTGAGCGATATCTGCTGTAGGTCATCAACTTCATGCCGCATCGAACTTTACACGGGACATGGAAACCAATTTCGCGTGTCGTCTGATCTGCACCAAGGCAAGATTCGATTCTATGTAGAGCACAACAAGCATAATTCAGGCTGGCTCGATTTTGACGAGGCATTCTGTGCATTCCTTGATACCTTGGCGCGACTTGTGAAAGTAGACTAAATGGAAACAATAATCTGCTTTGCAATCGTCGCCTTCAAGGTAGGAGAAATCATTATTCCAGTATTGGCAATAGGTCTTTTTGTCTGGAACATTAAAGGATAACTAAAATAACTAAATAATACAAACCAACCCAATGACCATAAAAGCAATCACTCACAGAACGACTCGCCAGCGATATCTTTCCATAAATGGAGGTTATATGCCTATTGGGATTGCGTCAATGTGTGCAGATCATCGTATCTCTGGTTTTGAAATCAAATGCACAGAATGCCGCACAAAATATCCTG